AGCTCCATAAGCGACTAATTGCATTAATCCACCAGCCATATTATAGTATCCCTAAAGAAAATAATTTTTATAATAAAATATTAATTCATTAATTAATCGAATTATTATTTACTTAATATTCAATATTTAAATTTGAATATTTTCTTAGTGTAATATTTTGTTTTATTATTTAAAACAATAAGATGCTGTCTTCTTATTGTTTTTAGTTGATTTACTTTAATTTAGCTCAAGAGTTTGCTAAAATCAGCATTGTTGTGAATAAATTTTGATAAAAAAGTGTCTAAATAAATTTCTTTTTTGTTTTCGTGTTTTTTTGAAAACACTAAAGAATCTTCTTTTCTTTTTACACTCCACCCATCATGAATTGCATTAAATATCAATGTCATTTTTTGAAATGTTATTTTATTCATTTTAATGTTGTTATCATCAAGATTTATTTGCATATGTGTATTTTCCATTAATATATTAAATCGCCAATAAATAAATATTAATTTAACTAAAATAATAAAAATTATTTCTATTTTTCTAAATTAAATATTAAACAATAATAATAGATATATAAGTATAGATATATATTATGCCTTCTTTTAAAACAAAATCAAAAAAAAAGATTCAGGTCTGCAAAAAAAATAGCACAACTCTTGATTCAAAACACAATGAGTTTATCAATGAATTTAATAACAATGAAAATATTGAAATACCACAACTTCTTAATGAAAAAAAACAATTAAAAGAAAAATTAACCAATATAGAAAATAAATTAAATATTGAAGAAAAAATGGAAATAAATGACAGGATTAATGAAATAAAAGAAAAGATAAAAAAATTAAAAGATAAAAAAAAAAATTATTATTTAGATAATTCAAATTTTATTTTTGAATATTTTGAAAATAAAAAAAATATTTCCAATTGTGAAAATAACACAATATCCGTGTCTAAAAATAAATTATTAGACAATTTTTTTAAAATAAAAAACAATGATGTTACTGAAACTTCTGACAATGAAGATACTAAATTTACAAATGAAAAAAACAACAACATTGTTTACAAATATTTAACAAATATAGATTACTCCTTCTTAGATATTGATTCGTTTATTCGTCAAGCCGATATTTGTCAATATTGCAACAAGGGTGAATTAATTCCTGTTGATGATGAAGGATTATTGTTGTGCAATATTTGTTTTAAAAATGTTCCTTATTTAATTGAAAATGAAAAACAATGTTATAAAGAACCACCTAAAGAAGTGTGTTTTTATGCTTACAAACGAATCAACCATTTTAAAGAAATATTGTCTCAATTTCAAGGAAAAGAAACAACACAAATACACGATGATGTGATTGAAAAAATAAAACAACAAATAAAAAAAGAAAGAATTGAACTAAAACAATTGAATTATAAAAAAACAAAAGAAATTCTAAAAAAATTAGAATTCAATAAATATTATGAACACATTGCTTTTATTAAAAATAAATTGGGAATTAATCCGATTATTATGTCTTGTGATTTGGAAGAAAAATTGTGCAATCTATTTATTGATTTACAACCCGCTTATGCAAAACATGTACCAGATTATAGAGATAATTTTTTAAATTATTATTATGTTTTGTTTAAATTGTGTGAACTTCTTGGAGAAACACAATACTTGGAACATATTCCAATGTTAAAAGATAGAAATAAACTTATAGAACAAGATATGATATGGAGTAAAATGTGTCGAACTTTAGATTGGGAATATATTGGTTCAGTTTAACTCTTTTGTATAAAATAATTTCGAATACAAACAAACAAACTAAATTTTTCTATTGTTTCTTCCACTATTTGGTACCCACATTCTTCTAACAATGATTTCAATCGATTTTTCTTTCTTTTCTTCATTTTGATAATAACGAAACATTTTTTTTATAATGGTAAGAATGGTTTTTTTGAAATCAATTTTTTTAATGAATATTAAACAAATTGAGTAAGGATAAATGAACTAAGAAAAGGGATGTTTAATGAATTGAATTTTTACACATTTGGAAAAACAACCGTGCTTGAATATATCCTAAAACAGAAATAATACCAGTAGAAAGTATTTTAAGAATATCTTGAGTTGACATTTTTCCTTTAAATATTTCTAAAACTAAAGATAAAACAATTAGAAAAACGGACAATAACATAAACAACGCAATAAAATAAAAGTAGTAGCAATAATTTGAAGGTAGAGGACTAACGAGATTTTGAAAAATCATATTATACTATAGATAAATATTTTATTTTATTATTTAAACATTAAAATAAACATTGACAAAAAAAATATAACTATATTAAATTATTTTTTAACCGAGTTTAGTCCAAAAGGATCACCAATTAATGCAGAAGCACCATAATCAGTATTTTTTGTGTCCATAATAATATTTTCACCCTCAAATAATTCTTTATTAATTTCTTCTGTTGTAATATTTCCACCCTTTTCAGCAAAACTTTTTTCTTGACTTGTTACATTAACACCGATTAAGTTTCCATTTTCATCTATATCTTGCGTTAATACATTTCCAGATTTTTTAGCATTTTTAATATTTTCTTCAATGGCCTTTTTCTTTGTTTCCTTAACTCTTTTTTCAAATTCTTGTTTTGCATTCGTTTCATTTTTAATTTTTTCATGCATCAATTTATTTAATTCTTCTTCCATATATTCAGTACGCCCTGTTTTATATGCTTCAGGGTCAACCATTAACCAAACGCCAACCGGACCAACAAAAATATCAAAATTTGGGTCAATTTCTCTCTCTAATTTGCTTCTTAGTTCTGCTTCTTCTTGTGTTGGGAAACAACCTTTTACTTTAACACCCCGAGTAGATGTTTGAAAATTATGCTCAATATCAAATTGTTTGTTTAAACGTTCTTCATTTAAATCCAAAAAATTTTTAAATTCGTCTTCAATTTTGCTTTTTTGTAGTTCTTTTAATTCTTCTTTAACGAATTCCTCAAAATCATTTTTTAATATTTCATTTGATAATTTATATTTTGTTGTAATAAAGTTTAGAAATTGTTCAAATTTTTGCATGGATTTGTTAAAATCCCAATTCTTTAGGAAGTGTTCAAAATAAAACAAATCTTTGTCCTTGAGTATTTTTTCAGGAGATAAAAAAGATATGCAACAAAATTCTTGTCCAGCAATGGGTCTATCAACATTTAATACATCCACATATTTAGGATTTATATTTCCATCTTTATCCAGTTTTCTTTCAAAAGTTATTGGTTTAGACATTATATTTAAAGATACACAAATATGTTTAAATACTTTTTTATTTAAATATTTAGATTTAAAATAATTATTTTCTTATATGATTTTATATAATGATGAACGGAATGTTTGATGTTATGGAAATTATTAAAAGAATCATAAAGTACTTGGTTGAAGGTTTTATTGTTGCCATTGTTGCTTATGCTATACCAAAACAGAGTTTAAAAATGGATGAAATTGCATTGATTGCTTTAACGGCTGCTGCAACGTTTTGTATTCTTGATACATATATGCCAGCAATGGGTATTATGACAAAATCGGGTGCTGCATTTGGAATTGGTGCAAATTTAGTTGGATTTCCAGGAGGGTTATAAAAAAAAGGTTTATTTAATTTACATAAAATATAAAAACAAAATAACAAAAATTACATTAAATTATTATGACTTATTGAATTCATAATGTTTCCCATCATAAATAAACTATTAAAATGCCAACAAGGAAAAGGATTAATATCATAATCAAATTTGGTTTTACTAATGTAGTAAATAGTGTGTTTATTATTTTTTGCATAAATATTTGTTGTAAAATTGTTATTAAAACAATACAAACATTTTTGTAAAAGTTTTGCAGAAGGTGTTGGTTCTTGTAAATATGGTAAGATATAATTTCGAACAATATCCATTGGTAAATTTTTACATCTTTTTATAAATTTTTTATTTTTTAAGCATTTTGATTTTGAAAGAATGTCACTTGTAGAATGTTGTTGAGGATTTTTTCGGATTGTTGTTGTCATTTTTTCTTTGTGGTTGTGGTGTATATAATAACAAGAAAAATATTTCATTTTTTTTTATTTAGATAATAATAAAGGAGAACTAAATATTTTTTCACCATTTATTTTTTTTAATTTTAATGGGGGGATTGGAACCTCGTTTTTTGACTTTGGATGCTTCAAATGGTTCTTCTTCATCGTCCGATTGAATGCCTTTACTCAATTCCCAAAATTCTTTATTTCCCAATTGAAAGTTATTGTGATCCATTGCTTTATACCAAAAAACCATGTCTTGTAATTTATTAGATTTTACATTGTTATCAATAACAAGACATTCATAATTTTCTGTAGTATTATCAAGAACTTGACAAAAACTTTCAAATGTTGGAAACATACCACAATAATTTTCATAAATTCTTTTACGATTGTTAATGTATGGTTCTCTAAGAATAAAAACATAATCTACATTAGTTCTTAGTGTTGGAGGTATTCCAAGTGGAAATTGCATAGTTACTATTAACATAATTTTCCAGTGACGACCATTTAAAAAAATTAAACGCATCATTTTATCTCGTGTCCAAGCATTGTCGTATAAACAATCGTCAAGAATAACAAATGACCGCGGGTCAATATTTGTTTTTTTATAAATATTCATTTCCTTTTTTATTTCTTTAAGAACTCCTCGTTGTCGTTTTAGTATATTTTCAATAATGGCTGTGTTGTATTCGTTGTGAATAAAAAGTTTAGGAACTAATTTTGCATAAAATCCATTTCCTTCTTCTGTTCCTGCAATAACTGTTCCAATGGGTATATCTTGGTGGTAATATAAAAGGTCTTTAACTAAGAAAGATTTACCACTATCTCGACGACCAATAAGACAAACAACAGGTCCTTTTGTATCATTGGTTGTAAATTTAATGGATCTCATATCAAATTTTTTTAATTCAAGAGTCATAAAATATTCTTATATTAAAATTAAATATAAAATTAAATATAAAAATACGCAATTTTATAAATGAAAACTTTTTTAGTTTAAAAACAATAAAATTTATATAAATAAAAACATAATGAATAATCTTAATTATCAAAAACGCAAAAATTTGGAATTGTTTAGTAGTTTTGAGAAAAAACTAAATTTATGTGATTCGCAAAATTATCTACCAATTTATGATATATTTTTTACACTAAACAATACAAATTACAATCACATTAATTTAAACCATAAATTTTATGTGAGCGAAATTATAGACCAAAATGAAGATAACTCTTATAATGCAGTAATCAAAAATACAGAAAATGATTGTGAAAAACAAAAAACAAATATATTTATAAAGTTTGCACCCTTGTTGGATCCTTTTAAATATTTTATTGGAAAGTATAATGTTCAAAACAAAAACTTATTTAATTTACCAAAAAAAAATAAAGGAAAAGAAGATTTTCATTCAAAAATTTTAGAAAAAAATAATTCGTCTTATGTTGATGGTTTTTTTTATTTTTTATCGAGTAAATTATTGAATGAATATGATTTTATCAATGGAATTAATTTTTATGGTTCATTTTTATCTATTAAAAAAGATTTTTCAGTAAATATTAATGATGACATTGAATACATGGTAAAATCAAATTTTTTTTTAAAAAATAAAAACGTATTATTCAAAGTGGATGATTATTCAAAATTGATTGATGAGGAAGAATTTGTTTCTAAAACTTTAAAAGAAATTAAAATACACCATGATATTAATTGTGATAATTTTTTAAATATAGAACATTTGGATTCAAATAGTGCTGATGATAAAAGTAAAATATTTAATTTAAAAGATATTGAAGACATAACAAGTTTCATTGAAGTTCCTAAACTTGAAAATACCAAAAGTGTGTCTTCTATTGTTTCAAATTCAACGTGTTCTTCAAGAACATCTCATACAAACGAAGATGATGAAACCGATGATAGTGAAACTGATGATGATGAAACGAATGATGATGAAACAGAAAATAAAAACAATGATGAAGTTGATGATGATGAAAATGAGAATGAAGATGAAGAAGATGAACACGATGAAGAAGAAGATGAAGAGGAACTATATGCTGTTATTCCTAAATTTCCAGTTGAGGTAATATGTTTGGAAAAATGTGAAAACACTCTTGATAATTTGTTGGAAACAGAAGAAATAGGTTTAAATGAATTTCAAAGTATTTTTATGCAAATAATTATGACTTTAATAACATATCAAAAGGCATTTTCATTTACACACAATGATTTACACACAAACAACATAATGTATTTAAAAACAGACTTGACTTACATATATTATTGTTATAAAAACGTATATTATGAAGTACCAACATTTGGTAAAATATTTAAAATAATTGACTTTAACAGAAGTATTTATAAATTCAACAACCATATATTTTGTAGTGATAGCTTTCAAACAACAGGAGATGCAGCAACTCAATACAATACTGAACCATTTTTCAATAAAAGAAAACCTCGTTTAGACCCAAATTTCAGTTTTGATATTTGTCGTTTGGCTTGTTCTATTTTTGATTATTTAATTGATGATATGGACGAAATAAAAGACTTAGATAAATGCAGTCCAATTGTTAAACTTATTGTTGAATGGACAAGTGATGATAAGGGTGTTAATATTTTGTATAAAAACAATGGAATGGAAAGATATCCTGATTTTAAAATGTACAAAATGATTTCAAGATTGGTTCACAACCATACTCCTCAAAATCAATTGGAAAAGAACGATTTTAAACAATTTATTGTAAATAAAAACACATTGTCTAAGAAAATAAAAGTTGTAAATATTGATAATATACCTCAATTTTTTGGAAAAAATGCGTAATTATAACATTACACTGAATATAAACGATAAAAAAATATAAAAAGAATTAAATAAAACATAAAATAAACTATTATTATTATTATTATTATTATTATTATTATTTTAGTTAATCCTGTAAAAATAATATAAAAGTATAGTATAGAATAGTAATGACATTTGGATTTATTATAACACGACATGTTAATTCAGAATTAACAAACAAATATTGGAATCAATGTGTAAAATTAATTCGCACATATTATCCAAATGTTAAAATAATTATAATTGATGACAATAGCAATCAATCCTTAATTAAAGCAGATTACCCATATAAAAATGTTACAATTATTCATTCTGAGTATCCTCAACGAGGCGAATTATTGCCTTTTATTTATTTTATTCGAAATAAATGGTTTGACAATGCAATAATAATACATGATAGTGTATTTATTCACAAGAAAATTAATTTTAGTAAATTTATTTTGCCTGTAATTCCACTTTGGCATTTTCCAGAAATGGATGACCAAGCAAACAATACAATGAGAATTCTTCAAAGTT